TTGTCTAATGAAGCTTGTTGTTTTTTAGTAATATTTGATTGCCACAATACGGTCACATTATCTATGTGATTTGGTAAGTGGTTTGGTAATTCTTGTTCGTGCCATGTTTTAACAACACCTTTTGGTGCTATAATTAAGGCACCATTTATCTTGCCTTTATCATAGAGCATAGACATATTATCTATTAATACTTTTGTTTTACCTGTACCCATTTCCATAAAATACGCATACGTTTCTCTATTCCATGACTTTTCTAATGCAGTCAACTGATGTGCATACGGTTTAAGTTTAAATTTATAATTCATAATTTTCTACTTTCTGACTTGACATATAATATAGGATAGCTATATTGTCAAGTATGAAAGACAATAAAGTATACGTAATACAAGAAATTGCAGGAACCACACAAGGTAACCCTAAAATTAATATTGTAGGTGCTACTGAATATGGTGATGTTAATTTTTTATTACCAGAGTTTTCACAAATAATTTTTTCTCCTGGACCACTTGTCTTTAAATTAAGACAAGGATTAAAAAATTTTACAGAGAAAGATTATTTATTATTAACTGGTGATCCTGCATTAATAGGCGTAGCGTGTTCTATTGTTTCTGACATAACAAATGGTAAATACAATTTGTTAAAATGGGATAAACAAGAAAAAAAATATTATCCTATTGCTATTAATTTATACGAGAAAGGAGAAATAGATGGCAATTAAACAACACATAAAATTCAAAGATGAAATAAACTTTGAGGCTGACAAACAAGATCCAATGAAAAGGACTGACAATATTCAGTCGCTTGCAGATCAAGTAGAAAAATTAGACTCTTTAAATAAAAGGCTTGCATTGCAAGAAGATAATATAAAGAATACCAAAAAAGATATAGACCGATTATCTGGTGAGGTTATACCAACCATGATGACTGAAATGGGTTTATCAGAATTAAAACTTCAAGATGGATCACATCTTAAAGTTTCTACGTCATACAAAGCGCACATAACAGAGGCGAATAAAGAGATGGCGTTTAACTGGCTTCGTGACAATGGACTAGGAGATATCATTAAGAACGAGATCTCGGTGTCTTTTGGTCGTGGCGAAGATAACAAGGCAGCACACTATGCTGAACTTGCAAAAGGTCAAGGGCTCGAACCGACACAAAAGTTGAAGGTAGAGCCTATGACCTTGAAAGCGTTAGTCCGTGAGCGTATTGAGGCAGGTAAAGAAATGCCAACGGAAATTTTCGGTGTGTTTACCGAAAATAAAACAACAATAAAAAGGAACAAATAAAAATGAACCAAGTAACAACTAAAAAAGAAGGAGCATTGGCAGTCAATATATTTGAAGCTGATGCAAACAAAGGTTCTCAAAACATATCGCAAGAAGATCTTGCGTTACCTTTCCTAAAAGTTTTGGGACAACTATCTCCGGAAGTAAATGAGAGAGATGGTAAATATGTCGAGGGCGCAAAACCCGGCAGGATCATAAATACAGTTACAAACGAGCTGTATGATCAAATCAATGTGTTACCTGTCTTTTACAAAAGACAATACATTGAGTGGCAGGACAGAGGTGCAAGCACAGGTGCACCAGTTGCAATCCACGAGGCAGACAGTGATATCTTAAGTCAAACCACTAGAGGTAAAGACTACAAAGATAGATTACCAAATGGTAATTATCTTGAGAACACTGCAAATCACTTTGTGATTTTGATGGGTTCAAGTCCAACCACAGCTTTGATTTCTATGAAAGCTACTCAATTAAAAGTGAGTAGAAAGTGGAACTCAATGATGATGGGTATAAAACTGCAGGGTAAAAACGGTTTGTTTACTCCGCCAACTTACAGCCACATTTATAGCCTAAAGACCGTTCAGATGTCTAACGACAAAGGAACATGGTTTGGTTGGGATGTATCTAAAGTTGGTCCCGTAGAAGATAGGGCAACCTATGACATTGCTAAAAACTTTGCTGAAACAGTGGGTAAAGGTGAAGTTCAAGCTAAATACGGATCAGAGGAAAAGGACAATAATCCTTACTAGAATCCTAGGTAGTGGGCATCGAAGCTAGCGTGGAGGTGCCCACTTTTAAAATATGTCAGTAGAAAGTTTTATAGAGATATTTTCAGGTTTAGAACGTGCGCACGGTGTCACTTACGTAGACAAGAAAGGTGCAGACGGACAAAAGATAAAAGGTAAATCTTTTGTAACAAGAGAACCTGTTACAACAAATATGTGGCTGCAGCATTTGCAAGGCAAAGAACCAAGTCTTGGTATTATTCCAATCAACGATGACAACAAATGTAAATGGGGTTGTATAGATATAGATTCATATGCAGGTTTTGATCACAAAAAATTAATAGATAAAATAAAAGAATTAAATTTACCGTTGCTAGTATTTAGATCTAAATCAGGTGGAGCTCACGTATTTTTATTTACTTCTGTATTTGTAGAGGCAAAACTAATGCGTGATAAGTTATTATCAATCAGTGCAGTGTTAGGGTATGGTGGATCAGAAGTTTTTCCAAAACAAGTAGAATTAAAATCGCAAGATGATACAGGAAATTTTTTAAATTTACCATACTTTAATGGTAACGATACAACAAGATATTGCTTTAATGATAAAGGCGAAGCTGTTAATCTAGAAAGTTTTTATTTATTACATAAATTATATACACTCACACCAGAACAATTAGAAAAATTAATTATAAAAAGACCAGAGTCTGAATTTAATGATGGTCCACCATGTTTAGAATCTATAACACAATCAGAAATTAAAGATGGTAGAGATAGAATACTTTATCAATACATACAATATGCAAAACGTAAATGGCCAGAGAACTGGCAAGGAAAAATAAATGCATTTAATTATAAATACTTTGCTAGTCACCCTGACGGACCACTCGAGGATAAAATAGTACAGGGTAAAATAAAATTTAACGACGGTAAAGATCTAGGTTTTAAATGTAACGAGGATCCAATGTGCAATCATTGCGATAAAAATTTATGCAGGACTAGAAAGTTTGGTATTGGTGGTGAGTCTGTGTTTCCATCATTAACTGATTTACAAAAAGTATTACTAGATGAACCATACTACTGGGTCAATGTAGATGGTGAAAGAGTTAAACTAGATAACATTGATTACCTGATGGAACAAAGATTATTTAGAAGGACTGTTGCAAAACAAATAAATAAAAAACCTAAAAGAGTTACAGTAAAAGAGTTTGAAACTTATGTAGATCAATTATTACAAGGTGTAGAAGAAGTAGATGCACCGGTAGGATCATCACGAATCGATCAGCTATCAAATCATTTAGAAGACTATTGTTTACAAAGATCTATCGGCAGTGTTAGCAAAAAAGATATTTTAAATGGTGCAGTCTACACAGAGAATGGCAAGCATGTATTTACATTTCATAGATTCTTTCATGGACATTTAACTAAAAAGAAATGGAAAGAAGATTACCAGGTAACACAACAAATGTTGAAAGAACATTGTGGTTGTGAAGAAGGTCGTATGGTTATCGGTAAAAAGAAACCATCAATCATGAAAGTAGATACATTTGAAAAACCTGAAGATCAGTTTACGCAGAAAAAATTAAAAGAGGAGGATCCGTACTAATGAAATTTTTGTGTGTACAAAAATCACGTAAAACATCGACGCGTGTCCAAAGTGCGATGCAAACAATAAGGAGTCAATTATGACTACATATGCAACCGAAAAGGTTGGAACAACAAAAGATTATTCTGTTTTTAAATATTTTGATAGAAACAGGGTGATCAGTAAAAATCATGTCGAAGACTTACGTAAAGACATGAATCAAAGAGGTCAACTGGAAAGAGTGATCGTTAACGAAAAATGGTTTGTTATCGATGGCCAGCACCGTATCGAAGCAAGAAAGCTAGATAAAAAGCCAGTTGATTTTAGAATCAAAAGAGGTGCATCAATCATAGATGTTACAGCTATTAATAACAGCGCCAAGATATGGAATAACGCTGCATGGCTACGTAACTATTCTCATGAAGAACACGAAAACAATAGACCATACCGACAGTATGCCGAGTTTAAAAAACAACACGGCTTTACGGAATCGATATGCATGGCTTTGTTAAGTGAAGACTTTCATGACTATGGTCGAAAAGCTTTTAAGAAAGGTACCTTTAAAGTTAAAAATCTAGAAAGAGCTACAGAAAATGCTAGACAAATAGCAGAACTAATAGCTATTGATAAAAGATTAAATGCTTTAAAAGCTGTACTTGCTTTCTTAAAATTAAAAACCTTGTCAAACTTTAAATTTAGTTTGTTTGAATCTCAACTTAAAAAAAATAAAAGAAGACTACCAGTGTGTATGAACGTTGAACACTGGATTGATTCTTACATAGATGAGATTTATAACTATGGTTTAAGAAAACCACACAAACGTCTTGTGAATAGGTACATCAACTAATGTGATGGGCCTTCGGGCCCACACCAAAAATTATGAAGACAATAGTATTAGGACCACCAGGCACAGGCAAGACACATACCTTGCTAAACAAAGTACAGGATTATTTAAAAACAGTTGATCCTGACAGGATAGGTTACTTTGCATTTACCAAGAAAGCTGCTAACGAAGCAAAGTCAAGAGCTATGGATAAGTTTAATTATACAGAAGATGACTTACCATATTTTAGAACATTACATTCACTGGCATTTAGAAAACTTGGAGTTAACAAAGACCAGGTCATGCAAAAGAGACATTACGAAGACCTGGGTAGAAAATTAAATTTATTTATAGATTACAACGAACACGATCAAGAAGAGACAGGTTTGTTTACAACCAAGTCTGACTACCTGCGTTTGATACACCTTGCAAAACTACGTAACATAACGCTGGAGCAGCAAATAAAATTAGGTGAGCACAATACAGAAGTTGACTACGATACCCTGGTGCATTTAAAAAACGAATTACAAAGATACAAGAAAGAATATAATTTAATAGATTACAACGATATGATTTTAAAATTTATAAAATCAGATCTATCTCCAAAGTTTGATGTGGTGTTTATAGATGAAGCACAAGATCTATCTTTGATGCAATGGAACATGGCAAAAACTATTTGGAATAAAACAGAAGATTCTTTTATTGCAGGTGATGATGACCAAGCAATATTTAGATGGGCAGGAGCGGATGTAGATTCTTTTATTACACAGAAAGGTAAATTATTGAATCTTACACAGTCAAGAAGAATACCAAGAGCAGTGCACGATCTTGCTTTGGGTATAATTAAACGTGTATCAAAAAGAAGATACAAAGAGTGGGCACCGAGAGATCATCAAGGTTCTCTACGATTTCATGATGACATCAAAGATATAAACATGTCATCAGGTAATTGGTTGGTGCTAACAAGAACACGGCACATGTTAGAAGATATAGAAGATGAGATGCGTGAACGTGGTTGGTATTTTGAAAACAGATTTAAAAAAATGCCAGAGAAAGATGCAGCAGAAGCAGCACTAGAATGGGAGTCTGCAAGAAAAGGACAACCACTAAACTACAAACAGATAGAAAGAATATATAGTTATATGTCACCTGCGCATGCAGATAAAAATTTTTTAAAAGGTATGGCCAAAGAAAGTTTTTATAATTTAGCAGACACAGGAATCAAAACAGATGCAGTATGGTATGAAGCATTTGATAGTTTAGACTTTAGAAGAAAGAGCTACATACGTAGTATGCGTAGAAATGGTGAAGTATTAAATCAAAAACCAAGAATAAAACTATCTACGATACATAGTGTAAAAGGTGGTGAAGAAGACAACGTAGTATTATTAACTGATCTGACTACGAATACAAACAGATCATATTTAAAACAACCCGATGATGAAACAAGATTATTTTATGTTGGTGCAACACGAACAAAAGAAAACTTACACATCATCAGACCAAAAGATTATGACAAATCTTTTCCAATGGAGGACTATGAGTAAAGTATGGGACAAGCAGCATGGCGGTAGCCATTATCAGAAATATAAAATACAGCCAAGTAAGTTTGTAGTAGAGAATGAATTGCTATATCCGGAAGGCTGTGCTATAAAATATATTATAAGACATCGCGATAAGGGAAAGAAGCAAGACATATTAAAGGCAATACATTTTTTAGAAATGATTATTGAAAGGGATTACAAGTGATACAAAAACCTATGTTTGCGCCACAGACAGAGTGGCTACCACCGCAAGACTTTCCTGACCTATCTGATCATGAAGAGATTGCAATTGATTTAGAAACCAAAGATCCTAATCTTAAAACTATGGGATCTGGATCTATCACCGGCACAGGTGAGATAGTAGGTATTGCACTAGCTGTAAATGGCTGGTCCGGCTATTATCCTATAGCTCATGAGGGTGGTGGTAATATGGACAAGAAAAAAGTATTAGACTACTTTAGAAAGGTTCTAAATTTGCCAGCTACAAAGATA